TTTCATAACATCTTCCATAGGCACTTCAAATCGTTTACTTAATTTTAATAAATCACTTTCTCTATAATCTTTTCCTTCACGTTCCCAATTACTTAATGTTTCTTGGATTGCTTCAAGTTCAAATTGTTTGGGATTTTTTTTGTCAAAAGGTTTTTCCATACCAAGTTGGTTCATCATATCAAACATATTTTGCACATCTTCGTAAGAGAACACTTGGACTTCTTCATCGCCTTGTGGACCATTAACAACTTTAAACTCTAAATCGCTTCCATTGTCTTTTACAGTAAATTGCGTTCCGTTAGGAAAGTTTCCTTCTACCGTATCATCGGTTACCGATAAAACATTTTTAATGCTAACTGGTGCACTTTCATCGTCACCCATCAACATAGTATAAATTGGGTTGGTTTCAGGTTTTTTAGTTTCAACTTGTTTTTTAGCAACAGGTTGTTTTTCAGTTGGTGCTGGAACTTCTGTTTTTTTTACTTTGCCCATCGGAACATCCATACCTAAAACATTAAAAGATTTTTGTTCTTTTTGTGTTAAAGTTTGTGGTTTTTCAAACTTCACTGGTTTCAGCGTAGTTTGTGGTTTTTCAAACTTCACACGTTCAAGAGGTTTTTGTTCCATAGGCATAGGTTTAGGAACTGGTTTAGCACCAGTGGGCATCATAGGGGTTTGTCGTTGTTCCCCTGGTTTCATCTTTGTCTTTGGTTTTGGTTTTGGAGAAAAGTTCATCTATACCTCATTTCTTCGTCAAACTTGGGAATAAACCTCTAATTTGTTCTCTGTCCGACACTTTTGGTGTTGATACAGAACCAGTATTGCCCAATCTTGTAGGACGAACTGCTGGTTGTTTTTGAGGTCTTACCCATTCTTGATGAGTTTCTAAAACTTTTTTAACATTGTCGGCATTTAATTCTAATCCTTTACCCTTCATATAGGTAATGATGTCGTCATATTTTGCCAAGTTAACATTGTTCGTAAACAACAGTTTTCGGTTAGAAAACTCCTTTAATTGTTCCTGTGCTTGATTGTATTTAACTTCTAAATCTGGATATTGCTTTGCCCTACCGATGAGAGCATCTAACTCGGTATCATCTTTCACACCATACTTGGTATATAAAGATTTCTTGTTATCCAGCAATCTGCTTTGGACAATTCTGTTAACTTCATCTTGTGTAAGCATTTTTGGTGCTTGTTCAGGATTAGTTACCTCTGGTTGTGTTTCTTGAACCTGTGCGACAGGTTGCGTTTGTTGAGGAGTTTGGACTTCCTTTTTCACAACAGTTGGTTTTACTTCAACAGGTTTTACAACAGGTTTCGGATTTGTCGCCACTTGTTGAACTGGTTGTGCTTCAACATTTGGTTGCGATGGAGTAACGCCTGACACTTCTTTTTCTTCCATAGTATTTTTACCTCTTTCTATGAGTAGTTCCTTGTTTCTACAAGTAATAAGGGAGTTTAATCGGCTTTGATATTATAACGCACACCTAAATCCTGAATAATAATCTCATTGCTTTCTCTACGAAAATCTCGTTGGAGAACATTGGGATTTTTGGAGATAAGAGTTTGTTGTTTACTCTGCCACTTCCTAATAAACATATTATCACGTTTTAAGGAGTTGAGCAAGTCATCTTTTAATTCTTTATCTTTTACTAACTCTATTGCTTTTTCGTGGAGTTCTCTTTGTTCTTTCCACTTTCTTATATTTCTCTCATTGTAACGCTGTTCTTGGAGTGCCTCGTAATGTTTTGGGTTATAATTTCCCTTCTTTAAGTTTAATTCATTTAGCAGTTGATTTGGTGTTTTTTCCAGCACCTCGTCTATTGATAGTGGCATAAACTTGTGTCGGCAGTTAGGTCTTGTAGTCATATACACAGGTTCATCTTTTACCCATTGAAAACTTTTCATATTCGTTCTCGTGATTAATGTTTGAACATCTGCGTGTAGTTCTTTTGGCACCATTTGTCGCCAATTTTCATCGTAATATATTTTACCCTGATAATCCTTGTGGTCAGGTGCGCTGTCGCTGTGCGAACTCGCAATGTAGAAAGCAACGCCTGTCATACGCCCTACATATTCTTGTAACTTCGCAGCATCTTGCATTAGTCCTGTTCTAACAACCATTTCGGTATATGTCTTATATGACATTTGTTTACCGCTTGGTGTTAGTATCTTTGGTTGTTTATCTATGCCTTCCTCTGTTGCTTGTTTAATGTTTTGATATAGGGTGTTTGTCTTTTGTGTCTGTAATAGCGAGAAAGCACCTATTTTTAACACCTTGCGTTTATGCTCTCTTAACACTTCATCAGTCACAGATTGAACTGTCTTCTTTGCGATGTCTTTGAAATACACAATTCTATCTTTGACAAGTTTAGGTATTTCCACATCAACAATCTTTTTTTCTCGTAGCGTTTCTAACTCTTTAAGAATATCTAATTTACCTGTGGCGAGTTTAGAGTTTAAGACGATAACCTTTTCTAATGCGTTATTAAGTAAAGGCAATTCTTTTTTTATGACTAACCCTAACTCTTTTTCAAACCTTGAAAACATACTGGTTTGATATGACTTCCAAGCGACTGGGTCTAACTCTACTTTGCTATACAATAAAAGATGTGACATCATTTTTGCTTCGCTTTCAAGACGACCAAATATCTTGGACATCAATTCAGCGAGTTCGTCTATTTCTTTTTTTGCCATAAGTTTTTTCTTTTTGTTTAGGTCTTCCGTATGGTGTTATGTGTTCTTTAATTGGTTGTATATTGTTCATACTTGTCCTGTTTCGGCAGCAAGGAACTCTTCTTCATCACTCTGTGCTTGTTCTTGTGGTTGCGTAGCACCTAATAATGCGTCTAATGGGTTACCGCCTTGTCCCATAAATTGTTTGATATATTCGACTTCCGCTTGTTTTGCTGCTTCATCTAAACTATCGCCCCATAGTAAATCTACATATCTATCAATGGAAATAGCACCAGATGATAATGCGTTGGCAAGGATAACGATTTGGTTTTCAAATGACGGGTTCGCAAACTCTTCAAAGTCAACACCGATTTGATATTCAGGAAACTCTGTAAGCGTTGGGTCCATCATATAATTTTCCATCTTTAACGCAAGGCATAAAACCTTGTCTAAGATTTCTTTTTGCTTCAAGATAATATTGTTGCGTGTCATAATAGTAACTTTTTCTTTTTCACGCTGTGCATCTGCGTTATCTTTTTTAGCAACATCAATGCCCATTGTAGCAGGAGATAAAACGCCAGTTAAAATAAATGATAGTAAAGTTAATTCTTCGCCAGAGTATTGTGCGAAATTAACAGAAGGTTGCGTTGTGTTAATTTGAGAAACTCTGTCGCCATCGCCATTACGACCTGCTGGTGTAGCAACATATGTTCTATCATATCGTGCTGGTAATTTAGGTTCGCCTGTCGGAGTGCGTTCAAGCATATCAACTGGGAAGTATTCCACAGGAGTTGATTTTCTAACCGTGTTGGCGGATTGTGATAACGCTTGGTCTAAATCATCAAATAGGTCTACTTTGCCTGAGTAGATACTTCTTCCGTAACCTTCGTAAATAGTATCCTTGAAAAAAATAGATGGAACACCAAGTATTTCGGTCAAACCAACAATCTCGGTATCTTGTAAATCTTTTGTTTGTGGAAGTGAAGTTAAAGCAACTTCTTCTCCATCTTTTTCATATTCGCCATCTTTTTGACCAGGACGCAGTTTGTAGAGTTTATATTCCACATAACTATTGCCATCATCAACGAAACGATGGTCTACGAGAGCATACGCTTTATTGTCCTCGCCTTTGTAATAGTCAACAAACTTAATACCCATAATTCTACGAGAAATAATTTCAAAGCGAACATTTCTAACATCATAGAAAGTTAAAATAGGTTTGTCACTTATGTTGGTATCAATGTTAATCTTCCAAGCACCTCCGCCAGTTACGAGAGTGAGAGGCATTTGCTCTTGATTAACGGCAGTATACAAATCATTTGCTTTGATAATATCATCAATGCGTTGTTGTATTAATGGGTCATCGCTTGAAATCATAGGGTTGCCAATAGCATTAGTAATTGTTTCTACAATAGCACGAGGTATACCGCTGTGTGTTCTCTTGACTTTTTCTTCCATTGACGCAACAGACCAAAAGTAATCTTTCTTATTGCGATTAAAAATTGGGTCAGTTTGAAACTCACGGAAGTTACCACGAGTGTAATAGTTTAGTAACTCATCACTATCGCCACTATACCAAATCAAATACTCTTGGAGTTTTCTTTTTCTAATTTCATCGTCATCGTTAATAAACCACAAACGGTTATCGTATGGTTTACCAACACGATTTGTTTGCGAACTAACGCTTAACCAACGCATAGCATCTCTAAAAAATCCCATACTATTTTACCACCTGTTTTCTTTTACTTAATCTTTTGTTCATATTCTTCATTTTATTATACTCCTAAACACTTGTTAATGTTCCTTAAATTGTTTCCATCTTTGTAATTGCTTAATCAAACTCGCCCAAGCATACTCGTTACCATTTATAGCGTGGTCATTGTTATCTTCACGAGCATCGCCATTTTCTCCTTTGCGAGAGTTTTTAAGTTCTCGTATTAAGTTGGGACACGCTTCACTAATTAAGTATTCGTCCCAAGCCATTAACAATCTTATTATATCAACTCTGGTTTGTATTTTCATCTTTGTAGATGCACCGAAGTAAACATTGAACAATCCCTTTTGCCGAGCAACGAGTTCTAACCCTTGTCGGAAACCTATATCAGCGCTATCAACCCACACATAAGTCACACCCTTCATCAACTTGCGGTGCGAGTTATACACCTCACGCCACTTGATAATGGTATCAACTATCTCGTTCATTATTTCAGGTTCTGTCTTGGGCGAAGGAGAACCTGCGTTCGTATAGAAGTATTCATTGAGGCACAC